TTTGTTCGTTACACGTATCGAGAAGAGATGGTCATGGATGCTGTTGAGAATTGTCTCAAAGCCATCGAGAACTATAACATCGACAAGGCAACACGAACAGGTAAACCTAATGCATTTGCATACTTCACGCAGATTGCATGGTACGCATTCTTGCGACGAATCGAAAAGGAAAAGAAACAGCAGGATATCAAACTTAAGTATTTGAGTGAGAGTGGTCTCGAACTTATGGTTGCTGAAGAGATTGGTAACGATCCTGCTTCTCGACAGACACAGGCTTTCGTCGACGAACTACGTCAACGAATAGACTATGTGAAAGACAAGGACAAGGCGGTAAAAGAATACGGCAAAAAGTCACGTAAGAAACGTGCGGTGAATGTCGACTCAGATTTAACGGAGTTCATGGGGTGAAGGTAGCGATACTGAATGACACTCATTGCGGGTGTCGAAACTCTTCTGAAATTTTTATGAATTATCAGGAGAAATTTTATAATGATGTTTTCTTTCCATATCTGGAAGAACATGGTATCAAAAAGATTTTGCACTTAGGTGATTACTATGAAAATCGTACGTCGATCAACTTCAAGGCCCTCAATCACAACCGAAGAATTTTTCTTGACGTTCTTCGTGCTAGGGGTATTCACATGGATATTATTCCTGGCAACCATGACGTATACTATAAGAACACTAACAGGTTAAACTCGCTCAAAGAACTGTTGGGTCACTACATGGGTGAGGTTCGGATCATTGAGAAGAACACCGTGGTTGACTATGATGGTATGCCTGTTGCACTAGTCCCTTGGATCAATGCAGAGAATGAAGAAGAGACGTATGAGTTTCTCAATAACTGCAAAGCCGATGTAGTGGGTGCACACTTAGAACTCGATGGATTCGAGATGCAGAAAGGTGTGACCTGTACTGGTGGTATGTCACCCGATGCTTTCAAACGATTTGAGATGGTTCTGTCTGGACATTTTCATACCAAGTCACAACAGGGTAACATTCATTACCTTGGCTCTCAGATGGAGTTTATGTGGTCAGATGTAAACGACAGAAAGTATTTTCATGTCCTAGACACAGAGACCAGAGAGTTAACACCCGTCGAAAATCCCATCACGATTTTTGAGAAGGTTCACTACGATGATACAGGCAAAACTCCGTGGGCAGTTTCGTCACCTGTTACGACAGACGTGCGACACCTTGATGAAAAGTTTGTCAAAGTTGTGGTGATCAATAAATCCAAACCACAAGTCTTTGAACAATTTATTGATAAGATCAACAATCGCAAGATACACGGGTTGCAGATCGCAGAGAACTTTCAGGACTTTGCGGGAGCACAAGTAGACGATAGTGAAATAACGTTTGACTCTACCGATGATTTGTTGTATAATTATATCGATGCTGTAGATACCGATCTCGATAAGGAAAGGATCAAAGCACAAGTTCGTGGTTTAATGATTGAGGCACAAAGCCTAGAGATTGCATGATAACATTTCGTACGTTAAAGTTTAAAAACTTTTTAAGCACCGGCGACAACTTCACTGAGATCGAGTTCACCAAAACACCAACCACTCTAGTAGTTGGTCAGAACGGATCTGGCAAATCCACTATGTTGGATGCGCTCTCGTTTGCCTTGTTTGGCAAAGCGCACCGAAACATCAACAAAGCACAATTGATTAATAGTGTCAACGGGAAAGGGACGCTCGTTGAAGTTGAGTTTGCCGTCGCCGGTGCTTCCTATAAAGTGGTGCGTGGTCTGAAGCCTGCTAAGTTTGAGATATGGCAGGGCGACAAGATGATAAATCAAGACAGTCATGCCAAAGAGTATCAGAAAATTCTTGAACAGAACATTCTGAAACTGAACCACAAAACGTTTCACCAGATTGTAGTGTTGGGTAGTTCATCGTTTGTACCATTCATGCAGTTACCCGCATCTATAAGACGTGAAGTGATCGAAGATCTACTTGACATCAATGTCTTCTCTAAGATGAATACACTTCTCAAAGAGAAGGTCTCTGTGTTACGTGACAAGATCACAGACAACTCACATGCTCGAGACATGTGTAAGACCAAGGTCGAAGGTATGCAAAGACACCTCGCCGACCTAACAAAAATCTCTGATGCTGCGAAACGAGAAAAAGAACAAGAACTCGTTGAGGAACAGAAAGAGTTGGCCCGCCTAGAGAAACTACTTGATGACACTCTAAAGGAATCGTTTGCGGTTCTGGAAAAGGAACTGGATAAGGTAGGAAAAAAGAAATCTGAACTGGAGAAGTATCAGTTTCAGTTTGAATCTAAAATTAAAAAGTTCAACAAGGACATAAAATTCTATGAGGATAACGACCAGTGTCCCACGTGTGATCAAGAGATCACCGCTGATACCAAAAGTCAAAAAATCAGTGAAAGCCGAAACTCAAGAACAGAAATCGAAGAAGCGGGAATCAAACTTCAGAAACAATTGGAAAGCGTAAAAGAGATTACGGATGTCATACAATCAGACTACCTTGAACAACACACTCTACTTAACAACCAATCAGAGTATCGTTCGAACATTTCAAAAATTCGTACCAGAATCCAAAACATACAGAGTGATCTTATGGGATGGGAAGACGGTTTGGTTGACATGCAATCCGCACAGTCTGATCTCTCACTTGAGAAAGATCGCCAAACGAAGCTCGATGCCGAAAGACTCTCATTGTTTGAAGAGAGGGAATACAATAACGTTATTACCGAGCTTCTCAAAGATACAGGAATTAAAACAAAAATTATTAAACAATATCTCCCAGTCATCAACAAACTGACTAATGAGTATCTGCAAGTTCTGGATTTCTATGTTCACTTTTTGTTAGATGATTCATTTAAGGAGACTATTCGTTCACGTCACCGTGATGCGTTTTCCTACGACTCGTTCTCTGAGGGTGAGAAACAACGTATCGACCTTGCTCTTCTGTTTACGTGGAGACAGGTGGCCAGAATGAAGAACAGCATTGCTACAAATCTGTTGATCCTTGACGAAACATTTGATTCGTCTCTTGATGCGGATGGTGTAGAAAACCTCTTGAAGATATTGGATACGTTAGACGACAAGACTAATGTTTTCATTATATCTCACAAGGGTGAACTCCTTGACAATAAGTTTGATCGTAAGATCGAGTTCATCAAACACAAAAACTTTTCTGCAATTGCTTGACACCAAGCGCAGATTAGTGTATAATATCTTGATATTAACGTACATAAAAGTGTGGAATACATTATGGAACTAACTGAAAAGACCCTTGAAGTCTTGAAGAACTATGCGAGCATCAACTCGAACATCGTCTTCAACGAGGGCAACGTGGTAAAAACTGTATCCGAAGCGAAGAACGTTTTGAGTACGTCAACTCTTGATGTAGAATTTCCGAAACAATTCGGCATCTACGATCTCAACGAGTTCTTGAGTACACTTTCTCTTTTGGATTCGCCTAACCTTCGTTTCGAAGACAAGTATGTTGTAGTCAGTGACAGTGTTGGTCGATCACGTATCAAATACTTTTTCTCTGACGTAGATATGCTGACTTCTCCATCAAAAGATATTGTGATGCCTGAGTGTGAAGTGACCTTCACTCTGCAACGTGACACCTTGTTAAAGATCAAGCGTGCCGCATCTGTACTTGGACACGCTGAGGTGTCTTTGTCTAATGCCGAAGGCCGTCTGTCTTTAAACGTTATAGATAACAACGACAACACGTCGAATGTGTTCTCGATTGATGTGGACGGATCTGCTGGTGATGTTCCTTTCAACTTTATTTTCAACATCGCAAATCTCAAGATGATCGATGGTGACTATACTGTTGGCGTATCTTCAAAACTGATTTCACATTTTAGAAACAACACGTCTGGTATTGAATACTGGGTAGCCCTTGAAAAAAATAGCTCGTACGGAGAATAGAGAATGAGTGATATGAATGAAGAAATGACTGACTTGGTTAATCGAGTCACACGAAGTACAGTTGCAGTGGTAGATACAATTGCATCTCGTGGTGGTTTCCGTGGTGAAGAATTGGCAACAATTGGCCAACTGCGAGATCAGTGTGTAGCTTTAATCCAAATGATGGAGACCCAAGATTCCAATTCTTCTGACGAAGAGTAACCTTTATGCGGAGTTGATGACGGGTCGTGGGTTCCCCCCACGGCGGCAGGGTGAGTGCCTGCGCTCCGCTCCACTTTATTATATTATGGGAATCTTGAATGAGAGAAGAATTTCTCTGGGTCGAAAAGTATCGCCCCAACAAAATACAAAACTGCATATTGCCCGAAAGTCTGAAGGACAACTTCCAGACCATCGTTGACAGGGGTCAACTTCCTAACATGTTGTTCACTGGTACTGCTGGTCTTGGTAAGACCACGGTTGCTCGTGCACTCTGTGAAGAACTTGACCTTGACTACATTGTCGTGAATGGTTCGGAAGAAGGCAATATCGACACCCTTCGAGGCAAAATCAAACGATTTGCCTCAACCGTATCGTTGGGTGGTGGCATCAAAGTCATCATTCTCGATGAGGCAGACTATCTAAATCCTCAATCGACACAACCCGCACTGCGTGGTTTCATCGAAGAGTTTTCAGATAACTGCCGCTTTATCCTGACATGCAACTTCAAGAATCGTATCATTGAACCAATCCACTCTCGTTGTGGTGTGATTGAATTCAATACGTCGAAGAAGGACATGCAGGCTCTGTGTGCTCAGTTCATGGAACGAGTAAAGTTCATCCTGAATGAAGAGGGTATCCCAGTCGGGGCCCCTACTTTGCAAGGAGTCGCTGAACTTATCATGCGTCATGCTCCAGACTGGAGACGTGTTCTCACAGACTTACAACGTACCTCCATGAGTGGTAACTTTGAGAACATGATCATTTCTTCGGGTGGGAGTAACAACTATAGTATGTTATTCACTGCACTCAAAGACAAAGACTTTAAGAAAATGCGTACGTGGGTTGTCAACAACATTGATGTTGAACCCGCTTCCATCTTCCGTGCTTTGTATGACAGCATGTACACACAGGTGAAACCCGAGTCAATACCCCAGTTGGTATTGATCCTCGCCGACTATCAATATAAGGATGCATTTGTGGCAGACCATGAGTTGAACATCGTAGCCTGTATGACGGAAGTCATGGGCAGTGTGGAGTTCGTATGAAGATACTCCTAACCGGCACTAGAGGATATCGCCCCGGCTTCATTGGTGGCAACTTCGTTCGTTTATATGGCGACAAGTATGACATCGTTGAATACGAGGGCGATATTCGGGACTTTCCTTCCAAGGACATTAGTTATTGGGAGAAATTTGATTTCGTAGTACACCTTGCCGCTATGGCGGGTGTACGACGATCTCATGAAGATCCAGAGTTCTTCTGGGATGTTAATGTGAATGGATCTAAAAAGATTTTCGAAGCGATGCAGAATCGCATTCCAATCATCTACGCTTCCTCTTCCAGTGTGTATGAATGGTGGTTGTCACCTTACGCCACTACCAAATATGCTATGGAAGCATTAGCACCAATTAACTCGTTGGGTCTGCGTTTTCATACAGTTTATGGCCCGAACAGTCGTAATGATATGTTGTACGACAAGTTGTTAAAGAAAGAGGTGACCTATCTCACGGATCACGTTCGTGACTGGACACACGTAGAAGACGTTTGTTCTGCTATCGACATTTGCATTGAGAAATATTACTTGCTTAGAAATGTTGGTGCAATCGATGTTGGTAACGGTAAACCTGTCACGGTACAGAATATGGCAGACCACTTGTGGCCTGACAACAACCTTCCTATGAAAGAAGTTACTGGTGAGAGAAGACGCACTTGCGCCGATCCTTCAGTTCTGGTACAATTAGGATGGAAACCTAAACATCACGTGTTAGACCCATTATGAATCCGTTTGACTTTGTAACCGCAATCAATGACACCAAAAAAGATGTGATGGTGGATGATATCGCAGAGAAGGCGTATGCACCTTTTCTGACCAATCGTTCACTGTCGTATTTTCGTGACACAGTTCTCATTGCTAACACAATGAATCAGTATCATCATATAGATAATCGTTTGCAGTTTGACTTTCTTATAAATATTGTGAGAAAGAGAAAACGATTTTCTAAGTGGCTGAAACCCGAAGTCGTTTCCGATCTGGACGTGGTAAAAGAATACTATGGTTATAGTAATGAAAAGGCAAAACAAGTCTTATCCCTTCTGACACCCGACCAACTTAATGTTTTAAAGACAAGGACTGCTAAAGGTGGAAGAAAACAATAACAAATACTGGGCACCTTCTGATATGCTTGAGATCATTCTCAACGAACCAGATGATTTTCTGAAAGTTCGTGAGACGTTGACTCGCATGGGAGTGTCTTCACGCAAAGAGCAAAAACTCTTTCAGTCGTGTCATATCCTGCACAAACAAGGCAGGTATTTTATCGTGCACTTCAAAGAATTATTTTTGTTGGACGGTAAGAAATCGAATCTGGAAGAGAATGACATTCAAAGACGTAACACAATCGCTCAACTGTTGTCTGACTGGGGTTTGATTACAGTTGTAAATACTAAGGATATCGCAGAACAAGCTCCGTTGAGACAGATCAAGATTCTGTCACACAAAGAGAAACATGAGTGGGAACTTTGCCCCAAGTATAATATAGGGAACAAGTGATATTTGATACGGATGCGATAAGAAAAAAGGAAGTTCACTTTGGTAATGTTCTTGTGCAAACAGACTGGGAGTCTGAATTACTTTTTCTTGATACGCATCCACCAGATCTCATTGATCAACATGAATCGAAGATGAGGTTTTATCTGAAAGAATCTGCCCATCGAGCTTCTCTGTCTCCTTGGGCCAAGAACATTCTTTCTGAGATGCGAAAAATTTTTACCAAGAATGGAGTGTCGTTGATCAAGTTTTTGGGGTTTGGGCCAGACACACAAAGTTATCCATGGCACGCCGACAAAATGGATGTGTTCTTGGTTCAGGTGGCTGGTCGAACGAATATCAGAATTGAAGGTACGCATTGTGAAAATGATCCCGTACCATTTGTGAAAGGACAATTTGTTTTTATACCAAGAGGAACTCACCACGAGATCATTCCTCAAGGTACAAGAATAACATATTCGTTTGGGGTGGAGTACGAACCCGACCCTTCTAGTTATGTGTAAGGCAATTTATGTGGACAGACAAACCACCCAAGAGAGTTGATAACGGTATCAAATGTTTCACTCAAGAAGAGTGTGAGGCTTATACCAAGAAAGTATTTCGTCTGAAAAAACAAGACAGATTGTCTCCTTGTACTAACACCTATAAAGAACAGGGATGGCACTTTCAAGGAAAGTGTCCCGAAGAT